TTTCCAAGTCGTCGGCCTCGAAGCCGAAGATGCGTTCGAGGATCAGCGCGGCGACGCGCGCCACGTCGTCGCCGGGGTCAAGATTGGCGCGATCCACGTCGACCTTGGGGATCTGCCCGTACAGCGCCGCGAGCGTGGTCTGCACGTTGGACCAGAACAGCGGGAAGCGACTCGGCTCATGGCTGCTGCTGACGTTGCCGCTCGCATCCTGATCGGCCAAGAGGTATTTGCGCTCGATGGTCTTGGCGCGGTTGTGCCACTTCTGCAACCACTTCCTCGACGCCGCGATTTCCTTGGTCCAATACTCGGGCGTCATGTGCTCCTGCTGCTCGGGCGTCGGCGGCTCGGCGAGATACTCGGGCGGCGCCGTGGGCGCTGTAGGCTGCGCCTGCTGTGTAGGCGGTGGCTGTAGATCAGGCGGCATCACGATCCTCGGCGACGCATATTGGGCTGCGTGTGAATGGCGAAGTGCCCCAGCAACGGGATGCGCACGCCAGCGATGAAGTTAAAACCTCGACCGCGATGCGTGCGCATCCCGTAGATGCGGGGGTAGCGATGGCCGCCAATCACGATGGGCGATGCAGGCGACCAGCTTAGGAGCCAGCGCCACGTAAGCGACCGCCGCCAATGCAAGGCGGCGACTACAACGCTATCGGTAGGTGTTCCGTTGGCGTGCTGGGGTGTCAGCAACGTCAGCGCACCAAGTCGTATCAGGCTATGCGGCATCGCGGTCCTCGTAGAGTCGTTCCAGATCGAAAGCATAGTTGGCCGGCGTGCCGACATCGCTCGGGGTGACGATCCGCTCGGGCTTCACGTAGGGCTTTAAAACCACACCGGCGTAGCTGAAGGCGTCGCCGGTGTGCGAGTGCTCATCGTGCTCAGGCTCGCGCGAATAGGTGTGCGTGTCCTCGTCGAAGCGGTAATGCCACTCGCGCAGGTGATGCAGGCCGGCAGCCGTTGCCGCGCGGTTCCAGCGACAGCTGCGGGCGAACATGCGCGCAGCGTTGATGCGGTCGGCCACGCTGGTCTGCGGCACCACGGCGTAGCGATCGGCGAGATGGCTCGCGAGGAACACCGTGACCACGGTGTGCCGGCTGCGAAAGGTCTTGGCCCGCGCATCGTGCGGCAGATGCACGACGCCGAGCCGCTGGCCGTGCGTGCTCCACGGCTTCGCCCGAATGCGCTCGATCCATTGCTCGGCGTCGAGGCCGGTAGCCTCGTCATGGTCGATCACGTTAAAGCCGTTCTGGCACGGCTGCACCCACCACCATGCCGCGGCATCACGAAAGCCGATGTCGCTGAACAGCTCGATCGGCGCGCCGCCGGGATCGTATAAGTCTGCGCCTACAATGCGGTTCTCGCGCTCGGCGCGCTCGATGTAGCTGCCGAGGATCGAGCCCACGTTGGCAGCGCTGAAGTCGCACTCGTACTCCTGCCGATACAGCTCGTCGGGCATGGTGCGCCGTTCCTCATCGAGCACATCCTGCGGTATCAGCCCGGTGACGCTGACCGGGTGGTAGCCGTGATACCAGCGCGCGTTGTGCTTGGCGTGCTCGTACAGCGCATGCGCATGGTTGTAGCCCCGCGGCGTGGTGATGAACAGCGCCGAGCCCTTATTCTCTGCCAAGATCGGGCGCACGAATTCGTAGGCTTTAGGCGTGGTCAGGGCGTACTCGCTGAACGTCACGTGCCGCGGGTTGGCGCCGACCAAGCTGTCGAAGCTGTCGGCACCGACCAGCCGCCACAGGCTGCCAGTGACCAGCTCGATCTTCATCTCGTCCTCGGTGCGCTTCTTCACGATGCGCGCCGGAAAGGCCACGTCGATCAGTCGCTCGCCGTCGCCGGTCAGTGCGTCCCATATCACCTTGCGCGCCTGCTTGTAGGTCGGCAGGCAGTGCCACACTTCGCGCCGCGAGAGCAGCGCCTGCTCCAGCTCGATGAACAGCGCCACCCGATCCTTGCCGGCGCGCCGATGCGCAATCTCGCAGGCGCGCTTGCCACCGTTGAAGAAATAATCGCGCAGCGGCTTCTGCCACTCGCGCGGCTTTAAAGCTACGGTGTAAGTCTCGCCTTTCGCCTTGTTGGGTTTGGCCCATGCCATACCTACAGTTGCACCAGTGCCGCGTCCATGTTGTCTCTGCGCTGCACTACCCACGGCCGAACGCGAGCGTTGCGGTAGCGCAGGAAATACTGCAACCCTGTCATCCATACGCGGCGCTTCGAGGGCAGCGTGCGCTGCTTGGCGCGCTTCATCACTCCATCCGCGTGATGATGGTCAGCGGCAGCTGTGGATCGCCGCTTAACAGCGTGGCCTGCAAGTCGGGCAGCACCTTGCGCAGCAGCGCGATAGCAGCCGTTACCTGATGCGGCTCGACTTGCTTCACACCGTTCGCCGTGTCAGTCAACATCTTCACCAGCTGCGCCGTCTTGATCTGCGCACGTACACGCTCTGGCACCGCATGACCTACAACGCCACCGCGGCGACGCGCGCCCCTCACGACGGGCAACGGCGCAGCGCCCGCTTGCCGCACACCGCTTACTGCCTTGTTTTCCGAACCCTTCACCATTCACCCCCCGACTAGCCGCGCAGTCTGCGCGCGGCGCCCCCGGTCGGTCAATTTTACCGACGAGCCTCGCGCGCGCGCGTCGCGCCCGCGCGTGATCCCTGTACGTTTCCGGGGACATGTGTCTCATGTGAGCGACCACTAGCATGCGACGCCTGAGACATGCATGCGACATGGCATGAGACATACCCCCTACAGAGTATCTTGAGACACATGAGACTATAAATGTATGGATAGATCGCGCACACGCGAGGCCGTTCAAGCCTCGGGCAACGTCCATCCCTTCGCCTCGCAAACCACTTCGATCAGCTCGTGAACGTGCAGACCCGTCATCCAACGCTTACCCGTCAAGTGGCGAATCCAATCCAGCAAATGCGCAGGGGTCTTGATGGTGCGCCCATCGAAGTCGTAAAACCCGCGGCCCCCGGTATCAATGGCGATCTTGCCGCCCTTGGTGATGCCGACATACTCGGGGAATTTCGTCGCCAGCAACTCGGCGCCGGTGATCGTGCTGCCCAGCGCAGCCACTTGCGCTTCGCGCTCGCGGTTCCGCCGGCAGATGCGCGGCATGTCGCGCAGACTTTTGATAATCATTGGCTTCCCTTTTCAGTTGTGATTCGGCGCACGCGATAGCCTGCACCGCCCTGCCCTTCACTCTCGATGGTGCCCCGCTGCGCCATGCGCAGCAGCAGCTTGCGCACGCTGGCGTAGCTACGCCCCAGCGTATCGGCGATGTCTTTCGCCGTTGTGTACGCCGGATAGCGGGGGTCGAGCAGCAGCAGCACCTTGGTCTGCAACAACGTGGCGCTGATTTCCCACTCTTTCATCTTCGAGCATTGCCAGCCACCGCCGGCCGCCATCATTTCAATCACTATGTCTTGCTCGGCCACCAGCTTGCCCTGTGCGCGCAGCGTGCGGTAATTCTTGGCGTGTTCCTTATCCTCATCGTCCATGCCGCGCAGGTCGGGACGCTCCAGATAGATGTTGGTGTGCGACCCGCCGGTGAGGCCGTAGCTGCCGCTGATCTTGGCCTGCCATTCGTCGTGCCGCCCCTTGTTCGCGTGATGCACGACGACGATAGCCACGTCGGGATAGCCGAGCGCGAAGTCGGCCAGCTTGGTGATCGCCGCGTAGTCGCGGGCGTAAGCGTTCTTTTTCGCATCCTCGCTCAATTCGTCGCGGATACGCACGAACAGGTCGATGATGATGAGCTTGGCGCCCAGCGCGATTTCCTCGTCCATCTGCGCCACCGCGGTATCGGTCACTCCCATCGATAGCCGAAAGACCGGCGACACCCCTTTCGGGATACCGTGCGCAGCGCGCACGGCTTGCCGCCGCGGCCGGATCAGGCCGTGCCCCTGTTCCAAGTCAAAATAGCAGACCTTGCTTTGCGTAGTCTCGCGGTCGAGGAATGGCTTGCCCGCGGCTACGCAATGCGCCATCTGCAAGGCCAGATAACTCTTGCCCGCTTTCGGCGGCGCCGCCAGCAGGATCAGCCCCGGCGCGATCAGGTCGGCCACCAGCCAGCGCGTCGGCGGTATGTCCATGTCGTCCAGCTCGTCGCCGGTAAAGCGATCCGGCAGGTTGCCCGGCAGCACCCGCGCCGGCTTGATCGATGTTTCACGTGGAACATCCTCGGGCACCCGCTCGGGCTGCGCCGCTCGTGCCTTGTGGATCAGGCTGCCCAGCGTGACCGGGGCCGCGGCGCCGGCGGCGGTGCGGCCGAAGCTCTGCCAGCGGCTCGCGCAGTGGCCCGGCACATAGCGGGGCTCGCCGCGCTCGTTGACCGCACCGGCGGCGGTGGCGCTCCACTGCTCCCACAGCGCCAGCCCCTCGGCGTGGCCCTTGGCCGCATGGTGCAGCGCCAAGCCCACCCGCAGCCACTCGTCATGGGCGCAGTCCGCATTCAGGCTTTTCAGGGCCGCCACGGCGATTTCCCGATCGGCCAGCCACCCTGACCCCACCTTGCCCGGTTGCGCGGCTCCTGCGTCGATCTGGACCGGCTGGCGGGCATCGCCGTTGACCAGCCGCAACGCCGGCCGCGCCGGCAACAGCAACGGCGGCAGCTCGCCCACCGGGCCCGGCTCGAACACCACGCCCACCAATAGCTCCCCCGTCATGGTGAAATAGCGGCCGCTGTGGTACGCCTCGACGTGCGTGCTCTGGCGGCCGTTGCGAAAGGGCGGGGTAGCGTCGAAGCGCCGGCCGATCATGTGGATTCCCGTACCTGACGGGGATACCTCGACGTGCAGCCCCGCATTGAGCGCCCAGCCCACCGCCTGCGCCACTTCCTCGGCTATTTCCCCGGTGGCAGGATCGCGCACGTGGTCCAAGTCGTAGCCGTACCAGCCGCCGCCAAGGGCGAAGCCGAGCCCGGCGTAGCGGCCGTTACCGGCCTTGAGCTTGGCGTAGGCGGCCCTGCCCGTGACCAGATGCCCGACATCGGCCGCGCCGTCGAGCCGGCCGCGCCGCGGCGTACCGTCGGCGTAGTAGGGCACCTTGTCGCCGCGCCACAACAGCCAGCGCTTGGACAGGCGCATTTCATTCGGAAAGTTTGCCAGCTTCGGCAGGGTGGGGGTAAGCTCTGCGGCGTCAGGCATGGTTTAGCTCCAAGGTAAACGTGTCAAGGCACTCGGCGGCCCGGTGAGTGATGCACCGGGCCGTCATCTTTTTGGGCGTCACTTGCGGAAATAGCTGGCGCAGTCGGTATCGACTGCGAGCGGCAATTTCGTGGCCCACGCGGGCAGCTGTAGCATACCCTGCGTCAGTAGCGACCGCAGCTCGCGCAGCACGCTGATCTTGGTGCCCGCCGACTCGGCGATCAGCTCGTCATGGACGTGGCCGATGAGCGGCAGCCCGGCGTCGACCGCGGCCACGATCGCGCTGCGCAACAGGTCGCCGCAAGTTGCCTGCGTGGCGTTCTCGGCCAAGGTGCCGTGCCACAGCGTCGCCCGCGGCCATGCGGTGGCGCCGGCTTTCGGCAGCCACGCCGCTTTCAGGTAGGTGATCCTGCTCTGCTCCCCCTGCCACTCGAAAGCGGCGAACGGGTAGCGCAAGCAGCGGCCGGACGGCAGCCGCATGGCGAGGCCGTAGGCGTCGGCGGCAAGGCCGATGTGGCCGGCCTCGACCCAGTTGCCGTCACGCTTGCGCAGCGCGGTGTAGGCCGCACCTTCCAGCTTGGCCCACCACTCGCCGGCCCATGGGTTGGCGCCGCGCCAGCTCCACACCACCTGCTGCGGCGTGGCGATGGCCACGCCGTAATTCTTGCCCATGCGCATGAGCGCGTTGGGCCCGCCGCCGTAGCCGAGCGACAGCACCACCACCTTGCCCGCCTGCCGATGGTCGCCGAGCCCGGCCAAGCGCGCCTGCTCGATGTAGGGATCGCGCGCACGGTCGCGCCACAGATCGAGGTAGCTATCGGCAGCCGGGCCGGCCAGCCACGGCAAGGCGCGGGCCTCGACCGCGTTCCAGTCGGCGCGCACGATCGCCCCTTTCACGCTTCGTACGGCCGGGCGCAGCATTGACTTTAAAGTGTTGAGCACGCTGCCGCCAAGATCGCCGCGCTGCACGATCAGCGCCCGCAGCGCGTCGGGGTCGTCGGCGACCAGCCGCGGGAAGTTGTGGAGCTGCGCCCCGGTCGAGCTGAACCGGCCCGTTTGGCTGGCCCCGTTCAGTACAAAGGCGCCGCGCAGGCGGCCGTCGGCGCTGACCCGATCGAGCATGGTGCCGAATTTGGCCACGCTGCTCATGGCGGCATCCTCGGCCGCTTCGATCGCGGCCATAACCTCGGGGGTGAAGTCGTCGGGTGCGGCCTCGATCGCGTCCAAGAGCGCCGCGCGGGTGCTCTGGTCGAACGTGAGGCCGGGCTGCTGCACCGTCTGCGCCGCACGAGCCATCATGTCGGGGCTGAGATTGCCGACCCCGCGCGCCCCGCCGGGAGTGATGACGCCGGTGGCCTTGGTGCGCACGACTTCCATCAGCGGCCGGTGGGCGGCGGTCAGCCGCTCGTACACCCACCGCGTCAACAGGGTGCCGCGGGCGCTCTTGATGGCGCCGCCGGTGACGGCGAGGATGCGCACTGCCGCTTCTGCGGCGGCCTGTTCGGCGTAGCGCAGCGCCGCCGCGCACAGCTCGGTGTCGATCGGCAGCCCGCGGTCGTTGACGGCCTCGCTGGCGGCGTACAGCGCCAGCGCCTCGCCGGTGAGCGGCGGCAGGCCCTGCGACAGCTGCCGCATCACCGCCACGTCGGTCGCGCAGTAGCGGGCGAATTCGGCCATCAGGCCGGCATCTTCGAGGAAGCTGCCATCGGCTTGCGGCATTGACAGAAGCCGGATCAGCTCGGCGCCGCGGCGATCCTTGGCGATGGTGGTGCCAAGCATGCGGCTGGCGTTTTCGAGGCTGCCCGCCAAGGCCGCTGCGCGGGCTTGTGTGGCGGTGCAGTACCAGCGGCGGGGGTCCATGAGCGCCGGGAAGCGCCGGCCTAGTAGCTGCCGCTCGAAGCCGGCACTGTGGGCGGCGAAGATGAGGCCCGCCGGCGGCTTGGCAAACAGGCCGACGAGGCGGGCCGGCAGCGGCTGCCCCTTGCACCACGTCCCGATCGGGCCGTCATCCTGCGCGTGGCAGATGATGAGGATTTCGGTGGAGGGGTCGGCGGCGTAGCGGTACACGCCATGCTTCAAAAGGTCGCAGCGCGACCGCGTTTCGATGTCGATCCAGAGCTTTTTCATTTTGCTTTCACCAGAAAAAAGCGCTCGCGCGGAAGGACCGCGCGAGCGCGAAAGGGCGCCGCTGACAGGACGGTATCAGCGACGCCGGGCCGCGGCCTTGGCAGGGGATGCCTTGGCGGCGGCGGTCTTGACCGGCTTGGCCGGCGCCGGCGGGGTGCCGATGCTGGCCACGCTGACCCAGCGCGCGATGGTGAATTCGGGCACGTAGATCTTGCCGTATTCCTTGTGCTTGTAGCTGTCGTGGCCCAAGGCCACCACCGGCACGCACAGCGGATCACCCTCGGCCAGCCGGGCGCCGACTTCCTTGGCCAGCGCGCCGATCGCGCGCTTGCCGCCGACGCTGCTGGCGCGGTAGATCAGGTCAGCCCCGGTCGCCAGCTCGCGCAGGTGCATGCCGAATTGCTGTTCCCAGCCGCGGGCGCCCTCAGGCAGCGCGCCCGGCTGCGGCACCGGCTCGGTCAGCGGCAGGAACGATTCGCCCAGTCGCTCGCTCTTGCCCCACGCGATCCAGCCGTGGCCGAAGCCGCTCGGATTGATGGCGAATTCGGCGCCATCCTCGACCGGCTCCATTTCGATGCCGACGATCCATACGCCATCCTTGCCCATGCGCAGGAACAGGCCGTTAGGGGCGCTCTCGCGCGACACGTTCTGCAAGGCCGCGGCCAGCTGGCTCGGGTTGGCGAGGCTGCCGTTGCCGCCGAAGGGAATCAGATTGCTCATAGCTAGGGTTCCTTTAAAGTAGGTCAGTAAGGTCAAACACGGTATTGCAGGTTCAGCAGCGCAGTGTCGAGCGCGGGCTGCTGGTCCGCGCCGGGCGCGACGGCGGTAGCCGGATCGCGCACCAGATTCTTGCCGCTCGGGGTCTGGTCGACGAACGGACGCAGCACGAGCGGGATGGTCTTGTACTTCTTTTCCAGCTTGGCCGGCGACAATAGCTCCAGCTCCTGCGCGCGGATGTTGTTCGCCTTGGCCACGGTGAGCACCCCCGCTTCGTTGCTCCACTTGCGCGTGGCGCGCTTGTCGACGAGCTTCCAGCCGGGGATGGCGGTGCCGATGTTGATGAGGCCGTGCGCGTGCTCGCGCAGCGCGGCGATCCATGTCTCGATCACGTCGGCCTTGGCCAGCCACTCGGCCAGCTTGGCGACCGGCAGCCCCTCCATTACCGGCGGTGACGGCATCTGTTGCACCAGCCCCAAGAGCGCCGGGCACTGCGGCTTGACCGGGCAGAAGCGGCAGTGCTCGCCGGGGTTGTACGGCGCGTCGACGTTCTTGGCGCGGGCCATCGCCATCGTCACCCGGTTGTACCAAGCGGCGATTTGCGCCCGGCTGTAGCTCGCGCTCCTGATCGGCGCGTCGCTGGCATAGAGCGGCTGCACGATATGCACTTGCACGGTATCGATGCGCGGCAGCGCGGCGTCGCCCGTTTCCGCGGCCTCGCACAGCATCATGGCGTAGGTCAAAAGCTGCGGGTTGTCGAGGGCGTCGACGAAGATGCCGCGGCCACCCTTGAAGTCGACCACGTGCAGCGTGGTGCCCTTGATGGCGAAAAAGTCGATGGTGCCGAACAGCTCGGAGGAATGCGCTACCCGCTGCTCGACCCGCCACATGACGGCGCCGCGGCGCAGGCCCATGCAGAATTTGACGTAGGTAGCGAGCGCGGCGCGCTCGTCGGCCTCCAGCTCGCTGTCCGCTGCGGCTACATCCATCGCCTTGAGGCCCTTGAGGATGCCGATGGCGCCTAGGTCGTGCAGCTGGGTGCCGCGCTCGGCGTAGCTGCTCGAAGGGGCGGGGGGCAATGCCAGCGAGCGCAGGTGGCTCGCAGGGCAGTTGAGCCAGCGGTCGGATGCCGATGGCGCGAAAACGGCGTGTTCAGTCATGTCAGGTAACTCCAATCGGTAAATCAGTGAACGTTAGGGAAACGAATAGTAGCCGGCAGCCGTGATCGGACGCAAGCACTTTCGCAAGTCCTTGATCGGGCGGGAATGTTGCAGCTACGCAACAGCTTTAAAGGCGCAGCCTACCATGTAGGTGTTGACTTGCATCGGTTGCGTAAGTAAGATGGCGCCTTCACTCACCTAACGTAAAGGAAAAAAGACATGGACTACAGTCAATACGGCTATCGCCACTTCGTCACGATGTTCCGCTGCCGCGTCATGGCCGTCACCGCCGAAGCGTCCTTCTCGATCGACGCCGGCTATTGCCTCGACGCGCTCGACCGCTCACCCGCGGGCTCGACCGTCATGGTCGCCAGCGGGCCGTTCACGTCGCTCGCCGACTCCACCATCACCGAACAAAGGGGCGTCTAATCATGGCCAAGACCGCAGCAGCCACCCACGTTGTCGAGGGCGTGCAGGGCAAGCGCGTATCACCCCGCACCTACACCCACGCCACCGTGGTACGGCACGATCCGGCATGGCTGGCCGAGCACGCCTTGCCGAAGGAAATCGCCACGGTTCGCAACAGCGCCCGGCGCGCTTACGCGCACTACCAAGCCCGCGCCGCCGGCACCTACCTGCCGCCTAACCTGTGGCGCAACATCAGCACCGAGCTGCGGGCCAAGTTTGCGGCCGACGAGGTTCGCCTCAACGCCGAGGCGCGCGAGCTGGTGGCCCAATACCCCACGGTGGAAGCGTGGCAGGACAAGGCTGAAGCCGCGGCGCGCACCCGCTACGCCACGATCGGCGAGGAAGAAGTTTACGAGTACGTGCAGGCGTGGCATCTGAGCGAGCGTGCCGCAGCCGCCAACGCCCGCAAGATCCGCTGCGACGGCTGGCACGGCCCCGTCCGCGTGGCCACCGTCACCCGCATCGTCAAGGGGGAGGCATGATGGTCGGCGTCCCTATCGAACAGTACCTCGCCAACCTGCGCCGCGAGCTGGCGCAGGTCGAGGATTCGCTGGCCCGCCCGGTCGAGGAAGGCCGCGAGTGGGACCGACGCCGGGCCGAGCTGACTCGACAGGAAGCGCTGCTGCGGGCGCGCATCCGGCAGGTCGGCCTGCTCGCGGGACCGCAAAAATAACTTCACAAAGCGCTTGCAGGCAGTGCCTACAACCTGCTACCATGCGGTCTGTTGTAGGCACCACCTACCCTAACCTGACCTAGTGAGAACGAACATGAATAACTGGAAAGCCGCCATCCTCGTCGCCAGCAACAACGGCACCACCGCCATCACCGACCCGGCGCTGGCCGCCGACGCGCTCTTGATCGGCGCGCTGCTCGAAGCCGCACCCCTGTTCGACGCCCGCAGCGACGCCTTCGCCGCCGGCAAGGGCGCCACCTGCCGCGACATCGCCCACCGGGCGAAGGAACGCGGCTTCGCCAGCGCCAAGCAGCGCGACTTCGCCGCCAAGCTCTGCGAGTGGTCGAAGCCGCGCCAGCCGCGCAACGATCTGCCGCAGGTCGCGCTGCCGCTGGTGACGGCCGACGCCGACGTGACGTTGGCCAACGCCCACCTGCGCAGCGCTGCGCCCCGCTACGAGGCCGCTGGCGCGTCGCAGAAGGCCGCGACGTGCCGCGACATCGCCGCCAAGCTGGAACGCTTCCAGAGCTTCGCCAGTGACGCGCAAAAGGCATTCGCGCTGGCGCTGGTGCGCGAGGCCCCCGGCGGCTACGAGCTGCACGGCGTTGCGGCCCCGGTAGTGACGCAGCCCGCGGCGCCCGTGGCCGGCATGCTGGCGGTGCCGAAGCTCTACGAAGTGATGCAGAAGCACGCCACGCTGCACGCCGGCGAGCTGAAGATCAGCCGCAAGAATCAGGACTCGCTGTGCTGGCTGGTGTGGCAGGGCCGCCCGGTCGGCAAGATCGACGACGGTATGGCGCGCGTCTGGATCAGCCGGCTCGGCAAGGAAGCGGCCGACGCGCTCATGGTCCTGCTGGCCGAATTCGACATCGACCCGCTGGCGGCCGCGCAGAAGTACGGCAAGCTCGCCGGCCGCTGCTGCTCCTGCAACCGCGACCTGACCGACCCGGCCTCGATCGCCGCCGGCATCGGCCCGATCTGCGCGGGGAAATTTCATGGTTGATTTTCTGCTCATCGTCGCCGCCGCCTTTTTCTTTGGCGGGCCGGCGGTGGGGGCGTTTGTCCTCGTCGCCATAGTAGTGTCTATCGCTGCGCGATAACGCTTGACAACCATTGTAGGCACCCCCTACAATGGCGGTTCTGGCTGCTCCGCAGCCAGCCCTAACCTACCCTGACCTGAAAGAGCGAACATGAAAAAGCAAGTGAAGATTGCCCCCGAAGTCGTGATGCACCGCGAGCTGTGGCTGACCCAAGCCACCGCAGTGATGGCCGGCCGCTGGGCGCCGTTCGGCGTGGTGGTGCCCGGCGACGTGAAGCTGACCTGCGGCTTTCCCGGTGGCGGCTCGCCCCGTCGCCGCATCGGCGAGTGCTGGCCGCGCAGCCGCAGCGGCGCCAGCGTCAACGAGGTAATGGTGTCGCCGGTGCTCGAAGATACGATCACCGTGCTGGACGTGCTCGGCCACGAGCTGCTGCACGCCGCCGACGACTGCAAGAGCGGCCACGGCGCCGCCTTCACCAAGAACAGCAAGCTGGTCGGTTACAGCGGCGGTAAGAACAGCAAGATCGAAACCGCCGCGGCTGGCGCGCTGGCGCAGGAAATCCTCGCCAAGCTCGGCGCCTATCCGCACGCCAAGGTCCAGCTGACAATCAAAAAGCGCAATGCCAGCCACGGCCTCCATAAGCTCGAATGCGGCTGCGGCAACGTCAGCTACATGACCGCGAAAAAGATCGAAGAGCACGGCTGGCCGACCTGCGGCAGCTGCGAGGAACCGATGATGCTGTCGAGCGAGCGGCAGAAAAAGAAAGTAGTCGAAACGATCTGATGCAACACCGGGGCGGCGGTGCCGCCCCGTTTAACCGGAGCTGATGAAAATGGACGAAAGCACCCCAACACCAC